ACGTGTTGTGCCTAACGATGGGTTAGGGCAGCCGATGCGTGGGCTCGATCTTGGTTGGGGTAGGTAGTTGTTTAACGTGTAAATGTAAATAAAGGGAATATATGAGAAAGATACTATTTGGACTATTGGGACTTATTGCTGCGGCTGTATCTGGGTGTACCGGTATCGAGGCTGGGGGTAAGCTGTGGATAACTCGTGTTGACGAGCGTCAAGAATCGCAGAAAACCCATAATGTACCGCTGAAGTGTTACCTATGGGCCGACTGCTCTCAACCGACTAATGTTCAGGGGAGCTAAGCGATGAAAGCGATTAAAGAATTACTTTTCACTCCTACGGGGATTATGGTTACGATCCTACACGTTTGTTTTTTCGTTGGGGTTGTGACCACCATCATCGGTGTCAGGGTCTACGTGCTAGGCGATGACCCAGCTATGGCTATAGCAGCAACAACAGGAAAACGACGATGAGCACCGAAAGTTCGCAGGGTGGCGGCTGGATAGTCGTCGCCCTGGTTATAGCGGCTTGCTACGTCTCTCTTCCAGAAACCCTAGTCTACCATGGGGGCCGTTTGCTTAAACGCCCTGTTGTGGCTTCTAGGGGCCTTCTTGAGGCGGAGGTGGAACGCGCTGCCGATGCTTACGGGCTATCTCGCAAAGTGCTCAAGGCTCTTGTAAGAGTCGAGAGTGCTTATAACCCAACGGCGGTTTCGCCAGTGGGTGCCAGAGGTATAAGCCAAGTTATGCCCTTCAACGCTAAACGCTGTAACTTAAACAAAGACCATCTTTTTGATCCGACCTATAACATTCGCTGCGGTGCTCAAATACTGCGCGAAGAGCTTGATAGAGTCGGAAACCTCAAAGATGCGCTTGCTGTTTATAATTGCGGCAAAATTAAATGCGCTGAAGGGCAACAATACGCAAAGAAAGTACTAGCGCTTAGTACTGTGTACTGATACGGTAGGGGCGCTGTACACAATTAATAGGGAATATATGATGACACTATTAGAAATAAACTATCCACACTACAAACTAAGACATAGGAACGGGCACGAGTTTACCGTCAAGGCATCGCGCCTTGATGATGGACGGCTCGTGTTTGACCCAGTTCAGGGTTGGAACGATCTAGCCGTTGAATGTCAGCAAGATACAGAGTCGCTGCTAGAAGACATCGACGACGCAATCTATAACGCCACACCGGGCAAATTTTATGAATTTTAGGATGGAATAAATATGAGTAAAGAACTAACAACAAACAATATGGAGATGCTTAACACGCTACGTAATACCGTAGCGCCAGGGCTAACCGATCCGGAGTTTTTGTTATTTGCTGAAATGTGCAGGGCGACCGGATTAAACCCAGCAACAAAGGAAATATGGGCGATTAAAGCCGGTGGTAGGCTACAGCTAATGACGGGAATTAATGGGTTTCTGAAAATCGCGAATAGCCATCCTCAGTTTGACGGTATGGAGGTCACGTTTGAGTGGGATGAGAAGCAGCTAGTTTCGGCCACTGCTAAGGTTTACCGTAAGGATCGCAGGTTTCCTAGCATCGCTACGGCTTACATGGCTGAGTACGGCAAGGCAACGCCAATTTGGAAGCAGATGCCAAGCATTATGTTAAGCAAATGCGCCAAGGGCTTGGCAATTAGAGAGGCATTTATCAACGAGCTTGGCGGCCTTTATACTCAGGAAGAGATGCCAAGCGAGTTTGCCCCGCCTAAGCCTTACGAAGCACCACCGATAGATCATGAAGTGCATGGTGATGTCATTGAGGTAAGGGCACCCGATGCGGCTAAACCGAAGGCGGTAGTGACGTTCTACGACACTTCTTGCCTGGACGGTGATCAACAGTTAGCAGCGGATAGGTACCTAAAAAGCTGCGGCGCTAAAAATGTTACAGGATCAATTTGGCGGTCGCCCATTAGACTTCAACGATTAACGCAGTGCGTCACAGAGGATGTGAAAGATGAAAAGCCAATGGAAGCGTAAAAGACTTAAGCTATTAGTAAGAGCCAAAGGAGTAATACTAAATGAAAGAAGAAGAGAAACGAGCAGATGCACCACGCGAGGGCGCGACTCGCTGGACAATCATTGTAGAAAAACAATACGTCAACTATTTGAAGAACTACAGCAAGAAACACAACGTAAGGTTGACCGATTTAATAGGAGATGCATTTGGAAACTGGATCGAACGAATTAAATCAGGTCGAGAAAGGTATTAGCGGCATTCTTAAAGCTTTGGAAACTAGCAAGGAACCGCTGTCAGAGTATGAGCTAGGGCAAGCAGATGGTTTGCGCTGGGCGCTGGATATAATCAGGGAAATAAAAAGCCCCGAAGATTAACAAAGCAATCAACGGGGCTAGGAACATATGAGAAGTCCAGGATATCAGAAAAAAGGGGATGCAGTAAAGATAAACAATGTAATTGATAAGGTAATAACTAAACTAAGGAAAAGTATGAATAAACCAGTGCAAAACTTTAGAGATAAAGGAGTTGATGTTGCAGTGTGGAACGCTAAGAACGGCGGATATAGCTTCACAATTCGCAAAACTTACAAAAACAAGCAGTCAGGCGAGTATGTAGAGACTAAATATCTCTATAAAGAAGAGTGCGAAAAGTTGATCGAGCTGCTTCAAGAAGCGGTAAAGTACGCAAGCAATCGCAGTGAACACGAGTCGCAAGGCAGTCAAAACGGGCCAGGGCAAAACGTGGCGCGCGAACTGACACAAGAAGAACTTGATGATTTGCCTTTTTAATCATGTATAGCATTAACATTCCATTATCTGCGATAGAAATGTACCAGGCTGGTTGCGCTGGTATGATGCGCCGACTTGACGCAATCAAAAAAACACGCAAGGGACTGTTTGCGCCAAACGCTGTCTGGGACACGGATATTGAGGCTGCTGGTGCTGAAATGGTTGTAGCTAAATGGTTGGGTCGTTACTGGCACGCGCTGGCTAACGATCCAACCGTTTTAGAGGGCGATGTAGGAAAGTATCAAGTGCGCCACACTCGACACGAAAACGGGTGTTTGGTGATATATCAAAAAGACAAGGACGATGCAGTTTACGTCTTAGTAGTAGGGGGCTATCCAAATTACATAATAAAAGGATGGTTACCTGGCGATAGAGCAAAACAAAAGCAATACTGGCGCGATAATGCACAGCACCCAGCTTACTTTGTGCCCCAAGATGCGCTGCTTGATCCAACCGATTTAGAAATGAGTGTAAAGTGTAGAGAGTTATGAGCAAAACACCTGAAGAGATGGCGCAACAGTACATCAGTACAATAGCAGATACACACTCAGTTAAAACTGCTTGTGAAAAGGCGTTTATAGCTGGTTATCAAGCTGGAAATGATCGCAAGTTTCGAGATGTGGTCAGAGATAATTATAATGAGCGCAAACTAGAGGAAATGACAAATCAAGTTAAAAATCTAAAAGAGCGAATTAGAACGCTATGCAAAGCTAATGATCAAATCCGCTCTATTGCAATCGTAGTCGATGAACAACGCACAAGTTGGCAACTTAGCGATAATGAGTTTGAAACTCATGGCAAACTTGGCCCTTATGCTGGATTATTTGGGAGGAAAAATGAAAACACCTGAAGAGATGGCAGAGGAGCTTGATCGCCAAGCGGTTCTGTACGTTTCGCTTAAAGCTCGTAATGACGTTTCATATTATGTTGGTATGGATTGTTATAAGGCTGGCTACAAAGCAGCAGCAGCAGAGTATCAAGAGAAACTAAATCAGTTGAGACTGGAGCGTCCTGCGTTTAAGAAGCACGAAATAGAAAATCATATTTGCCAAGCTAACGCAGATGGATACAAGCGAGGTTACGAGCGAGGATTAATTGCTCGCAACGACTGGATATCGGTTGAAGAAAAACTACCAGAAAAGGACAAGCGTGTTCTTTGGTACAATCCAACTCTTTACAGTCCAATAGTAGTTGACTCGATTGCGCCTGACTGGAACGGACGCTTAGAAAACAACACATATACGCATTGGCAGGAACTGCCTGAGCCGCCGAAGGAGGAAGAATGAGTTGGATTGATGTAACAAAAGAGCTGCCTGAAGAAGGCAAACTAGTTTATGTGATTGGTAAAGATAAAGAATGTGTTCATTTATCAATACTGAAAAATGGAGTGTGGACACTTTATAAAGGAAGTGAAGTTACTCACTGGACACCAATGGAAACTCGCATTGAATATTCAAAGCAAAATAAATGATTGACTCATTTTTAGA